CATTCGAGAACATGAACCCGCGCGACGGCGGCAACGTGTACTACTCACCGATGAACCACAATACCACCGGAGAAGATGCGCCTGCGATTCCCGTCGAGGATGACATCGGCGGCTCGTCTGAAGTGAGCGAGGACGAAGACCGCACGCTACATGACGTTCGGCGCCTATTATTCAATATCGGCCAACGTGGACGACACAAGGCGAAGAAGCCAACGGCATTCTGCGAGTGGGTTGATGGCGGGTTGGCGTGGCACCGGGAGCAGTTCAGAGCGACGTTCGGTGACAATCCAGACGTAGAGAGCTTGGTGTTTGACGCCCTATGCAACGAACTCAACGAGGCACTCAACCGGACCCAGGCGGATGAATTGTCGAGTGTTGCTGGCGAAATCCTGAAGAAGCATGAGCAGCGGGCTGAGTTTATCACGCAGGAACTCAAGGAGTCGGATTGATGACCAAAGCAAAGCGATTTATTAAACGGCCCGTCGAATTGCGGGAAGACGGCGACGGCAGAAAGATATCAGGCTATGGCGCCGTGTTTTACAACGCGGACGATGAAGGCACTCAGTTTCAGCTATGGGAGGACGCCTACGAACGCATCCTGCCAGGTGCCTTCGATCGAGCGATCGCCGAGGACGATGTACGCTCACTATTCAACCATGACGTGAATATCGTGCTTGGCCGAAATACTTCAGGCACGCTCGCTCTTTCGGTTGATGAGGTTGGGCTTCGATACGAGATCACGGCGCCAGATACGCAACTGGTTCGCGATCAGGTCGTCGCCCCAATTGAGCGAGGTGACGTTAGCGGCTCGTCGTTTATGTTTGTGCCTATCAGGGCTAATTGGACCGACGAGGACAGCGAAGATGGCCGATCTGTGGAAATTCGGGAAGTTCGGGAGGTCGAGTTGTGGGAAGTCGGGCCGGTTGTCTTTCCGGCCTACGATGCCTCAACGTCTTCCCTGCGGCAGACCGACATCGCTGAAGCCAGGAGCGAGCGGGACGAGTGGAGAGCTGCTATGCGGCGCGAACGCGAGGCCGTGCGTGTGAGGGCTCGAGTCGTGGAAATCGAAAATACACTTGACGGATAGGGGCTGATTCGTAAGATCGTAGTAACTCGAACCGAGCGACCGCCAGACGGCAGCAGTTCGTTGCACACTGATTTAATCATTTCAGTGTCGGCGAACCGCTGCCGTCTTTTTCGTGCCGCATCTCGCCGACCTATCAAGGAGACGGCGAAATGTCACTGCAAGAACTGCAAGAAACACGAAACGAACTTGCTGCCAAGATCAAGGAACTGGCTGGCCGGCAAGGCGAATGGTCGGCCGAAGATAAGGAATCGTGGGACAAGGTCAACGACGAATACAACGCTGCTTGCAGGGAAATGGATGCGGCCCGCGCGGCTGACGGCATCCGGGCTCGAGCGGAAGAAGTCGCCGAGCATCAAGAGCGTTCTCAGTCCGAGCAAAAGCCTGGGTTTGACGACGCCAAACCGCAGGACCGAGCGAACTCGCCAGGGGTCACTGACGAGCATCGGCGGCTATCGCTTCAGGCTTGGCTGCGACACGCCAACGAACTCGAGGTGACCGAAGAGCATAAGGCAGCCTGTCGCCTGACTGGCATCAACTACCAGTCGAAAGGATTTGACGCGCGATTTAAGTCGCTCGACAACATTCGCGGCAACGGTATCTGGTCTCGCAGCGGTCGCCCGTTGATGCCCGAGCAGCGTGCCGGGCTGAATGTCGGCACCGCAGCGGATGGCGGATACACAGTGCCCGAGGGCTTCGTCAATGAGCTTGAGCGAGCCATGTTGGCTTTCAACGGTCCGCGACAGGTCTGCCGCATCGTGCGGACGGCAAGCGGCAATGATCTCCCTTGGCCGACTGTCGATGACACCAGCAACTCCGGCGCTCTGCTGGCGGAAGCGACAACCATCGGCGCGTCGGTAGATCCGACGTTCGGCGTGACGACGTTCAACGCCTACAAGTATTCCAGCAAGCCGATCCTGGTCTCCCAGGAGTTGCTTGAGGATACGGCGTTTAACCTCGGCGAAGTGATCGCGAGTCTGCTTGGTGAGCGACTGGGACGCGCCACGGCGGCCCACATGACGACCGGCACCGGCTCGAGTCAGCCAAATGGTATCGTGACGGCTGCGGGCACGGGCGTTACTGCTGCTTCGGCAACTGCCATTACCGGCGACGAGATCATTGACCTGGCGCACTCAGTCGATCCGGCCTATCGGGGCCTGTCGAGCGTCGGGTTCATGATGAACGATGCGATCCTCAAACTGGTTCGCAAACTCAAGGATGGCGATAGTCGCTATCTGTGGGAACCGAGCGTTCAGGCTGGCGTGCCTGACATGCTCTTCGGTTTCCCGGTTGTGGTTAATCAGGAAATGGCATCGGCTGCGGCGATCAACGCCAAGACGGTTCTTTTCGGCGCGTTCGAGAAGTATGTCATTCGCGACGTGTCGAACGTCCGTCTGCACCGACTCGAAGAGCGTTATCGAGACTTGGATCAAACCGGGTTTGTCGCATTCTCGCGGCATGATGGCGACACGATCCAAGCGGGTGCCCTGAAGTTGCTTGTTCAGGCTGCTGCGTAGTCAACTCGACAGGGAACCCGGCGACTGTGTATTGGGCGCAGTCGCCGGGCTTCTCCCCCCTTTGGAATCTACTATGCGAATTAAATTACTTGTCGGCCGGGCGGGCGATCGGTTCAGCAACGCCCCAGGCGACGTGATCGAGGTTTCGTCCGCTGAAGGGCAGCGGATGATTGACACGCAACAGGCGACGTTAGCCGAAGCGGTCGCACCAGAGACGGCAACAAAGCCTAAGCCGCGAAGACGAACCAAAAAGGCGGACTAGCGTGTACGGCGAAACACTCATAACCGCAGCCGCGACCGAACCGTTGACGATGGCGGAAGTCAAGACTCACCTCGGCCTGCCATCCGCTAACAACGACTTCGATACCCAGATCACGTCGCTGATTGAAACGGCGCGGCGGTTCTTCGAGGAGAGCACAAACAGGCAAACCGTGACGGCTACTTGGGATTTCACATACGACTCATTCCCTGTCGGCCGGCAGCCGTTGCTGATACCTCGCTCGCCGGTGCAGTCTATTACGAGCGTGACCTACACCGACGCGGATGGCGTTTCAACGACATGGTCTAGCAGCAATTACACGGTTGATGCCGCGAATGAGCCTGGCCGAGTGTTTCCCGTGTTCAACGAAGTTTGGCCGGTCGCTCGCGGCATTGAGGGTGCTTTGGTTGTGCGAGCGATCTGCGGATACGGGACGGCGGCGCAAGTGCCCGCCAGCGTCAAGGCGTGCATGCTGATGCTGATAGACGATTGGTTCAACGAGCGAGATGGCAGCGGCAAGATGGGCGAGACGGCCGAGCGGTTAATTGGCATTCACAAGGTAGGGGACGAATGGCTCGCATACGGTCGGGGCAACTGAGGCGCCTGGTCACTATCCAGACCAGCACGCCGACGATTGATGCAGACGGGGAGTCGATAGCCTCGTGGTCGAGATGGATGCGCAATGTGCCCGCGAAGATCGAGACACAAGGAGGAGGCGAGACGAGACGCGGCGAGGGAATCGAGGCGGGAATCTCGCACACGGTGACGATTCGGCATCTCGACGACGTGTCACCAAAGATGCGACTAAAGACAGACGACGGGCGGCTTTTGAATATCGATCGCGTCACAGATCCAGACGGCTACCGCCGCGAACTGGTGCTGATTTGCCGCGAGGTAGACGACAAATGACCGCCACGGTCACGGGACTCAATGTAATCGACAAGCGATTTGACGCCCTCACCGGATCGAAGCAGAGGAAGTACCTACGGCAAGGCGCACGAGCAGCGGGCTCGGCGATGATCAAAGCAACCAAGCGACTCATTCCTGACCGCAAGTCGAGGAACAAGGATGGCAAGCTAACCGGGCTCAAGCGTTCGATGATGCAAGTGCCGTCGAGCAAATGGAAGAACTCCGCAGAACTCGCGCGGAAAGGCATCATCGGCTCTCGCATTGGATTTCGGAAACGCGGCGGCGCACACGCTCATCTGGTGGAACGAGGGCACCGAATCGTCACGGTAAAGGGCAAAGACACAGGCAAGCGAGCGAGGCCGAGGCCGTTCATGCGACCTGCGAGGGACTCAAGCAAGGGCGAAATGCGGCGAGCGTTTCAGACCAAGATCATCAACGGCATCAAGGCGAATACGGGATGAGCAACGCAGGCCGAGGGTTTCGGACGTATCTGCTCACCAAGTCGGGCGTCACCGACGAGGTGGGGACGCGGATACATCGCGACCACTTGCCGCAAGATCCGACGCTTCCGGCCGTTGTGTTTCATGTCATCAGCGATGTGAAAGAGCATCACATGGGCGGGGCGTCATTGCTGGCAATGGCACGGGTTCAGCTCGACGTGATCGCTGAGACATTCGGCGCGGCTCAGGACGCGGCAGAAGCAATACGAAACGCGGCTGACGGATACAGCGGCACGATGGGGAGCGAATACGCCCAGACATGCCAGCTCGATTCGCAGCAACACGAAGCGGAAGACCCGCAAGACGCCAGCGATGCGTATCGCTGGGTGATCTCGCAGGACTGGATTATATCGATAACCGAAACGGCACCAACACTATAGGGGAAGCGGCATGACTGTCAGAACGGGTACGGGTTGCTCACTTGCGATGGGGACAACCGACTACGACGTTGAGATCCTCAGCGCCAACTTCTCGGGCCAAGAGGTGCCGGTCGTCGATACCTCTCACCTCGGGACCACGGGCACGCGAACGAAGGTTATGGCCGACTTGAAGGAACCCGGAACGCTCGAGGTTGAGTTTCATGTTGACCCGGACAAGCTCGACACGCTCAACACGGCGATCGGGCTGGCGCAAACGATGACGTTTACCTTTAAGAAGGTCTCAGGCGAAGCTACCGCCGCGACTCTTGCCGGTAGCGGTGCAATCAGTGCCCACAACTTCACGATCCCGCTCGAGGATAAGTGCGTGGGTAATTACACGATCAGTTGGCTCGGGGCTGTTACACCGACGGACGCAAGCTAGATGGCACTTTCAATTGACGCGGCGATTGCTGCGGAAGACGGTCGCACAGTTACTGTCGCTTGCCCTGAATGGGGCGGCGACGTGTGCTTAAAAACTATGACATCGGCCAAGTTTGATGAGTTCGAGGCTAGGCTGACCTTCGGCAAAGACAACCCAGAGCTTCTGGCTGGGCTTCGCGCAGGGTATGTGGCCGCGTGCTGGGCGGATGCGGACGGCAAGCGGCAGGCGATCACGGATGATCAGTTGGCGAAGTTGAGCGAGAAGGCACCGGCCGTGATCGGTCGGCTGTTCGACGCCGCGACTGAACTAAATAACGACGTTGGGCCTGCGGAAAAAAACTGAGAAGGCTCCCCGGTAAGTCATTTGCGATTCGGCTTTCGTTGCTGTACCGAATCCCGCCGGAGGAGCTGGGTGAAAGGATGACGCGGCAGGATGTGCTCGACCTAATGGCTTATGACCTTCATTTTGGGCTACCAGACAAGCAAGAGCGGAAGATACCAGCGGCGCCCGCCAGGCGTATCCGGCGAGAGCACAAAAGCGTTGAAGAGCAACTATCGATTGTACGGTCAGTGAAATGACGACATCAGTTCAGGGAATCATGAGAGGCTCGCGCAAGGCCGATTTCAAATCGGAGGGCGTGGGCCTCGTCGTGCGACTGTACACGACGACTTACATGATCATCTCGAGCGACGGGACGGATGACGAAGACGACGTATATAACACAACCGGGTTGCCTGCGTTGGGCTCATCGTTTGTCGGTGACAACGGCAACACCGACACCGGCGCGTATGTCGTCAGTCGTCGAATAACAGACCACGACCAGACGAGAAAGGTCTGGCTCGTTGAGGTCTCTTGGGATAGCCAAGTTGATCCCACCAAGTGGGGCAGCGATGTCATGGACCCGCAGGACTGGGCGCCTGAGATTGAGTGGGACACCGAAGCGATTCAAACCACTCCGATATATGACACTTCAAGCGACTTAATCCTAAACGCTGCCGGTGACCCATTCACGGAACCGCCGGTTCTGAAAACAGAGCACATAAGCACTCTACGCTACACTCGCTGGGAATTGGGCTTCACGTCGGCTATTCAAGACGCCTACAGCGGAAAGATTAATTCAGATATCTACCTGGGCTATCCCGTAGGATCGGCGTTGATGGGCGGCATCCAGGCTCGGGCCGAGTTTATAGCGGGTGTTCAGTTTTGGCGAGTCACGTATCCCATCAAGTTCGCACCGAAGACCAGGACGGCAAGCGGTCTTAAGCGGACTTGGGACGTGAAGTCATTTAATAGAGGGCCGATGTTTATAAAGGCGAACGTCAAAGTCTCGGCGATGACAGAAAAAGGCAGGCCAAGCGTAGACCTGGACCCCATTTTCGGCGAATACTCAGACTCGCCATCACCTGTGTCCTTTACGGTTTATGAGTCGGTTGCATTTAATCCCCTATTGAGTTAGCCCATGCCTAGGAATGTCGTTGGCTTTGACTTTCGAGATGCGGAGAAACTGACACAGATTCTCCGTCAATCGCCACCAACGTCCACAGACACACCGAAGACGAACCGAGTCTACCTGCGAGAGTGCGATGATGGCATTGTCTCAACGGCGTTCACGGCCCGCTCAGGTGTAACGCTCGGAACAGGCAAGGTAACGTCGTTGACCCGAACGAATGACGATGGCACCGACTACGAATATAGCGAGGTGCAAAATATCTACTCGCAGACGGTCGCGAAAGATACTTACTGCCACATTCAACGCAACCGCACCGGGGCGTGGACCCTGGTTTCTGCTGATTGCCAATAACGGAGAAGAATAGACATGGCTACCAACGTGCTAGGTGATACTCGTTTTACGGGTACAGTCGTTTTCGGTGACGCCGCTACGATGGGCGTGATGCCAGCTAACACGATCACCAATGCAGCAGTCTCGGCGACAGCGGATATCGCTCGCAGCAAACTCGAGCAGAATGCGTTAGCTGAGTTTCAGATCCCATTTACTGATCTGCGAGTCCACGACGCCTTACACACGGTCTTGCCGGGCACCGCAGCCTCGGATGATCTGGGGCTCGTCGGCGGCGCTCATGGAACCGATGCGCCGATGATTCAGGCGGGTGACCTAAAAGCGGCAGGGACGGTAATCCGCTACGCTCGTTTTTTGTGGGGATTACCGCCCGAATACGATAACGATGAGACGGTACAAGTTCGCGTGACTTGCGGCATGCAGACGACCGTCGCTGATTCATCATGCACGGTAGATGTTACAGCCTTCCTCGTCGATAAGGATGGCACGCTCAACGGTGCTCCAACGGACCTATGTACTACCGCCAGTCAGAGCATGAATAGCCTAACGGCGGCGAGCAAGGATTTCACGCTAACGGACTCGAGCCTCATTGGCGGTTCGCTTCTGGATGTCGGCATCACTATCGCCTGTACCGATGCGGCGACCGGCACAGCGGTTACGCCTTCGATTTACGCCATCGCCTTGCTGGCGGATACTCGAGGCTAAGAATGCAATTCTCGCCGAGTTGCAATTGTTGCGGCACTGCGGCTATCTGCGCGATGTGCGACGAGGGCACAACGCAAGAGGAGTACAGCCTAACATTCTGGGGCGGCGAAGCCGAAGAGAGCACGATTATCGTCAGCAACGTAGGGCATCCCTGCGTGTGGACATATCAGGGAGTCATCGGCGACATCCAAGGCATCTCGGACGACGGAAACGGCACATGCGACGACACGACGCAATTAGATGTCGTAGTGCGGATGATGTTCGAGCATCCGGTTCATCAATACGGGCGGGGCTGGTTCTGGGATTTGGATATAAGAATCCAATGCATCACGCCGGGCCAACAGAACCGAGGAAACATTAAAGACTATGTGATTATCAGCGCCACAGATCCAGAACCGGAAACCGGACAGACACAGAATTGCGATCTAGCCATTGGCGTCGATTTCACCAACCCGGTCTCACACAACTACTACAGCGACTATGGGGGGGCGTGCGACTGGCCGCCAGCATCACTTAAGATTGGCTGCCTTGATTGCTCATACGTCGGCGGCATTTACACTTGCAACTATCCAGGTGGGACGTTCTGCCACATGGAGAATGCGCCGTGATCCGCACAAATCCTATTTGCGAACTCGAATCGACGGGCGATTTGTATCGGTGCTCGTTCTGCCATTGGGAGTCTCGCAAGCCCAGCGTCAGGCGTAACTGCCCGAGGCAGAAGAAGATCAAGGGCGTGGGCGGGCATCTTGCGGAGCTATTCGCGGCGATGGGTTTCCTGCCGGTTGCAGGGTGTCAATGCAATTCGATCCGCCACCGCATGACTCAACTCGGGCCTGATGGTTGCGAGCGCGAAATGGCATCACTGGTTGGCGAAATACAGCAAGAGGCGATCAGGCGTCGATGGCCGTTGATGTCGTCGAGGTTGGCGGGCTGGTCGATTGAGTCGATAATCAGGCAAGCAATCAAACGGGCGAGGGCTGAATAATGTCGAACCTGGGAACACTCACGCTAGACGTGAACGCAAACACGGGACCATTCACGCAGAAGCTGAAGCGGGCGAAAACGGAGACGGGCGGATTCGCGAAGGCTATTCGCGGCAATGCAGTCGGGGCAATGAAGTCTATGGCTCGCGGAATGACGAGCCTCGGAATGGCGGCTGGAAGGCTGACCCTGAAGATGGGCGCATTAGGCGTGGCGGCAGCGGCTGGCCTAGCCGTGTTCTCGATCAAAGCTGCCGCCGATCTCGAATCGACAGCAGTCGCATTCAGGACGTTAATGCGAGACGCCGTCAAAGGCGACAAGATGGTGGCGAAGCTGTTCGACTTCTCGAAAAAGACTCCGTTTGAGCCTACCGAAGTGTTTGGCGCGGGTAGGCAACTGTTGGCGGCTGGCTTCGAGGAGGGCGAGGTAATTGAACGTGTTCGGATGCTCGGTGATATCGCAGCGGGCTCGCAGACCAAACTAGATGAACTTACGGCAGCATTTGCGCAAGTTGGGGCAACTGGACGCGCAGACCTTGGGGATATCAATAAGATCGCTAATCGCGGCATACCGCTATATGCTGCACTCGCGGAGCAGATGGGAGTGACTAAGGGCGAGATCCGCGACCTCGCGATGGATGGGAAGATCGGACTAGCCGAATTAGAGGGAGCGATGCGGCTGATGACAGGCGAGGGAGGCGTGTTTTTTGAAGCGATGTCTGCTCAGTCAAAAACGCTCAACGGATTATTTTCGACCCTCAAGGGCAACATTAATGCAGCGGCGGCTGAATTTGGCACAGTGCTAACAAAAACAACCAACCTGAAGAATGTTGTAAAGGAGATAAGTGACGCAATCGCAGACGTGGACTGGAAAGCGTTCGGGGAGACATCGAGCGAAGGATTCTCTGCACTCCTGATCTCGATGCAGGCAATAGTCAAGGGAGTTGGGTTCGCGGTCGCCGGGTTTGAGAATTTGCAAGCCGCCATTGTGCGGGTACAGATTGCCTCTGCCAAATTCGCTGAGCTTTGGGATCCGGCAGGTGGGATCCGAAAATTGCAATCGATGGATCCGACTGGTGGTTGGTTAACATCGGGGGCGGCGACATTCGGTCAGGCGGGTGCCAGTTCCGCCGATCTCGTGGCGTCTTCCGAGGCCACACTGAAGGAATTGGAGGCCAAACGAGCAAAGAGCAGGGCTGCGTTCATTAAACTGGAAGCGGCTATGCAGAAAGCAGTTGACGCTTCGCTTGCTCCACCGGCTAGAAAACTGAACATAGAAAGAATCGAAGCCGAAAGAGTCAAGACCTTGCGGCACGACAAGCCTATGCCGGAAACACCAATCGACGATCGCGTCGTAGGCTTGCTGGATAAGATCCTCGCAGAACTGAAGAACCCCAAAATCAGACAAGCTCGGCTGGCTTAAGGCTTTTGGGTAGTCTGCTTGAGGTCTTACAGACAATGCGAGACACGAGTGTCTTGTGTCTCAGTTTTTGTCGAAGTCCTTGTGTTCATTTCTTCCGGTTTCTTCCGGTTTCTTCCGGTTTATGGTGTTGACACTGTGCTTGGTTGTCGATAAGGTGTGTATATAAGACATCAACGCAACGGAGAACAACATGCACGCCAGCAAGACCAAAGCACCGAAACTGACCGCCGGAGCCGCTTACGGGATCGAGCACTTGGTCGCGCAAGACCTGGTGCAACGGATCGGCGAGCTGCTTTTCGACGACCCCGCGCTCGGCGACGACGAGCGGACGATCAACTGGGCCGACGTTGGCAGCCTTAGCGAAGTCAACAGGCGACTGTCCTCGGTCGTCGCATTCCTCGAAGGCAACGAAGAGTAGCTACCGATTGAACTGCGGCGGATTCGTCCGCAGGCAGGACATCATCGACTACGCCGCGAAGATGTAGTTTCGTTTACTCAGGAGGTTCGGTAAATGGAAGTCAAGGGCAGAGTGCTCAAGAAAGCACCAGTCGGACGGTCGCCCATCTATCCTTGGGATAAATGGTGCGACGGTCAGTGGTGGGAAGTTAAGCCGATCGAGTTTCGCAAGACAGTGAGTCAGGTGAGGCAGTCGATCTACCAGCGAGCCCACCGAATGGGCCGAAAGGCTCAGGTCACTGTCACTCATAACAAGACGCGCCTCGCGTTTCAGTTTTACGACGAGGAGGAGGCTTAGCATGTTGAGTCTGACGAGGAAATCTGGCGAAGCAATCCGCGTAGCCATCGATGGCAAGGTGTTTACGGTCAAGGTTTCAAACATTCGCGGCGGCAAGGTCTGCTTGGGTATCGACGCCCCGCAAGAGTTTCGTATCGCACGCGACGAGTTGCCGCCGATGCGGCAGCATCCAGCAGCCTAGCCAAGGACGTTGAACGGACTCACACGCCGCAGCGGGTGCGACGGAGTCGCAAACACAACTCGCTGCGTGGTTCTTACATGGAGGCAATCAGGATGCCATTAGTTCTTACGTCGTCGGCCATTGCAAT